ATTCTTTTTATTCAAAAATAAAACGACTTTCAACGAAAAAGTATTAATATATTAATGGACACGGATCAGGTTCGCGACACGCTGAAGAAGTGGATTGCTCTGGATGACGCTGAACGTGAGCACCGGAATAGCATCAAAACACTTCGCGATCAGAAGACGGTTCTTTCGGATGCTATCCTAGAGTTTATGCGTAACAATCAGGTCGATAATTTTTCACTAGAAGGAAGTGGGATGGGAAATATTTCGCGCAGTGTTCGCACCAGTCGTCCGCCTCTCAAACGTAACATTTTGAGAACACAGCTTCTTATGCACTTTGCCGATGAGCCGCAGAAGGTTGGTGAGTTCCTGCGCTCGATTGAAGGAATTCCAGAAGGAGGCGATATGATGTCGACGACGAGTACAACGCAGAAGGAAATACTAATGCGACGTATTCCTCGCGCTCAAAAGAGTACGCTTTCTATTACGTCCTAAAGCACAATGTCAACGCGTGTCGTGAAATGAAATTTAGCGAATTCCACTTTGCTACAATTTCTTCTTTAGTTAAGAATTTGACATCAAAAAGCTCACCGTATAATGTGTGGTGTCGATTTATAGTTTCCTCCAAAATTTGAATATATTCGGAGGTTGTAAGTTCAAGTTCGTAAATATGTCGTTCACCCTTTTCTTTTAATACAAATCGTTCAGATGAAATGTCTATATCTGCAACTTCTTCTTTGAATTCGCGGATGGCTGTATTTTTCAAATCAGAGTTATCTACATCTTCGATTCCACCTTTTGTGATGCCATACTTATTTCCAGCAACTCGCAGCCGAACACTTGCTTCTCCGGTTTCTGGGTCGTATTTTGGAGTGTCATACTGAACACGCGTGCTATAAATAATACCCAGCTGCCTGGCAATTTCACTAAAATACCCGTGCACTGCGCTGTAATCTATTTTCGCGTATTCGAAGGGATGTAACAATTCACGAGATACAGTATCACGTAAAAAAACAGATTCCTTACCTAGCAAGTATTTATATTCTCCGTTCAGGCAGACACCCACTACAACTGCTGACATATATTAATGATTATACTGTTTGTAGTGTGTAATCGCTTCCCTTGCTGCAAACTGTTCAGCTTGTTTCTTCGTTGACGCATCTCCTGTACCTACAATCTCCCCATTCATATCTTTTACTGCCATTTTGTAAATACCATTTTCAAATGACAGCATTGTGTATGTGGGAGTTGCGTGAAAGATTGACTGATATAGCTTTTGAAACTGTTCCTTGAAATTGCGATTATTAAGTAGGAGCTTTGGAATATTGATATAAGTTTCAATAAGTGAAACTACAAATGCATACATATGTTGAAAGTTATGATCTGTGTCAATCCATAGTGCACCGATAAACGCCTCCAAAATGTCACCTAACTTCTTGATATTAAGGCGACCGGCACAGATATCTTCATTGTGCCGAGAAATAATATAATACGCGTCCAATCCGATCTTTTGACTTAATTGCCCGAGAGTTTCATTACATACAATTTCCTTTTTGATGTCGGTCAGAAATCCTTCATTTTCGGATGGAAATCGTTTCATCAAATAAGTCGAAACACAAGCACCGAGGATTGAATCTCCAAGATGTTCCAATCGTTCGTATGATTCGTCGAATAACTCGAGGCAATTCGGTGGGCGAGGATGAAGTTCGGTGGATTCTCCAGTTGGAGTAGTATATTCTGATCGTTTTACATAGGAGGAATGCACCATTGCAGTTTGGAACAGATTGACATTTTGAACCACGACATTTTGACATCCATGTGATCCCAAAATATTGTGGATAATTTTTTGATTGAGTAGCTTATTCTTCAGATTGTATGGATTGTACATTTTAGTGTTTTCTGCGACGTGTTCGTCGAATTCGTTTTTGACCACGTTGCCGTACATTTCTTTGCGAAGGAAAATCTTCGCTTCTTGCTCGTTTTCGAGTAAGCTGCTGCTGAGGGGGTTTCACAGTTTCTTGACTTTTAGATCGCTGACGTCTTGCCCTTATATTAGTGGGCAGTGTAACATTTATTGTTTCTAGAAACTTATCTGTCAAATTTGCAGGATCTACCATCGATGCCCAACCTGCCAATTCCACGAGATTTCCAAGTCCGGGATCTGTGGGGCGATTTAAGAAAGTTGTGATCTCTTCGACTCGTGCTTTTATAAACTCTTGTCGAGTCGTATACCAGTTCTCAACCTTAGATATTTCCTTTGCTAATTCGGGTCCACCCACACGATTACTCTTCACGATTTTATTTAATAACAAATCGATATTTGTCGTATCGACTTTCAATATTGGCGTACCAGTTGCAGGATCATTCTCTTTTTTAATTAGCAGTACGTCATTCTTTTCAGAATTGCATATCTCGTGCGACCATTCATACTCCAGCTCAAGTATTTTGTCCGATAGTTGTGGGAGGTTTAATTCTTCATCTGGAGTGTAGACGCGTGTTGTGTACAATGATAAGTAAAAAACAGCTTGAGCAATAGGTAATACGTGTTCGCATATTGTCTTAAACCCGGGCTTAGTACCGGTCATATCTAACTTTATTCCGCAAATCCAACACGGAGTATCGGCCGTCACTGGTTTTTTAATGACATTTGAGCATTGTGTTTGTGGACTAGATCCTTCATATATTTTTCGGGCAGTTTGCCCAAATTTATCGACAGCCTCTTTTCCATAAATTGTTTTTGCAATCGGAGTCATACTATTTTCTGTAACCTGCAATCCCTGAGTACTGCTAGAAAAAGGAACACCTATTTGCGATGTTGTGGGTGCATTGAATCCTTGCATAATTTTTGCAGCATCTTCTAATTCCGACTGTTCTCTTGCTTCGCGACGTATCTCCTCTTCAATGCGTTTTTTTTCAGCTTCCGCTGCGAGTCTCGCTTCTCGTTCTGCAACCACCGCACGTTGTGGTCTAGCCATTATGATTGCTTCTGTATAATTCGCGTGAAAGAAAACTCACTGGAAACTAGCGTCTTTGACTTTTCCTGTACAATATATTGGTAGCATTCATCAGGATTCGGTTTGGGGGTCTTCTCGAAATACTCACGCATATACTTGTGCAGATCCTTCTTTGACAGTGTCCACGCTTTCGACCACGTGTTCGGACGTTGAATTTGAATAGTCGATCCATCCTCCTTCAGCTGGAGCATATTAATCGACTCAAACTCGGGGTTCTCTAGCAGACTCGCTATACTGGATTCAACTTCATTTTTATCCTTCCGCAACCTATGCACTTCTGTGTTCAATTCCTGTAGCTTGCTATCGATGTCACGGTACGACTGGATGTGTGACTTTAGGGAATTGAGCATTTTAGATTGTACACATAATCTTATCTAAAAGTTAAATCCGTTTTCAAAGTAAGGAGATGTATCTGGACGAGCGGGCGATCGAACGCCTGCGAACAGTGTATAATTCGGAACATCCTCAAGAAACACCGATACAAGGTGGAGATGCTTGGAACGAAATACGCACACGTCTGCATAAAAAATGCAAGTCGGGCCGAGCAGAATGTATATTGACATCTCTTCTGCAAAAACCCCGCGGACCTGCCGACTGGAAAGTGAACCCAGAAGAGTGGCTATCGAGCGACGATATTGAAAAGCTCGAAAAGAAATTTGAACGACTGTTTGCTAACTATGAACACATCGGAACTTTTCCGATTGATTTTGATGCCCATTCGGAAACCGGGCAATGCTTGGTGAGTGCACTGTGCTCTATGGATATTGAAAAACTTGCCAATGAAGGTAAGACGCAAATAGGTATTGTTTTTAATACAGACGTAAGCACAGGACCGGGGGAGCATTGGGTCGCAGTATTTTGTGACATACGCCCAGAGCTACAGTATCCCCGATTTACATATTTTGATTCCTATGCACAGCGCCCTGAGAAAGAAATTCAAAAATTAATGAAACGCTGGAAGGTGAAATGGGATGCACTCAACAAGCACGAACAGCCTATGCAGTTAACGTACAACAAGACGAGACACCAGTATAAGGACAGTCAGTGCGGTACATATTGTTTATACTTTCATTACTGTTGTTTGACGGGTATACCGATGGAAGAACGCGTTCCAGACGATGTTGTAATGGGGCTGCGAGGTCTGATGTTCAACGTATAAAATCTCACTTATAAAATATACAAATGGCAAATCAATGGCTCACCCACGTGAAGAAGACAATGAAGTCGATGAAGTCCAGTGGCACATACAAGAAGGGTGATGGCCTGAAGAAGGTGATCAAGGCGGCTAAGAAGACGTACAAGAAGCTCACGGGCGGCTCTGCTCTCTCCTCGTCC